TCGAAACCCACGAAGACACAAAAAAAGCATTATATTTATTATGTAGGTGGTTAGATATATACTTTGAATCTAATTTGTATTCTAGTGCAGAGCAACAAGCTAGAAACGCTAATAGTAATATAGCACAGGTGTATATAACTAAAATTAATTCTCTCCCACAATATTCCAATTTGTCATTTCTACATTCATCAGGATTAGATGGGCAGAAAAATGAGTTTATTTCAACGTCTGTATCTGAGGGAGAAGTAAATTTTTGGACAGAAAATGACATAAAAAATAAAGAAGATGTAATTCGTATGGTTGGATATGACCCATTTGAAAATGAAAATCCAATGGATAAAAAAGGTTTATATAATTCCTTAGTTGACATGTTAGATGAATCTACATTGGAAGATTCATTTAAAATGCCAATAGTAATTGAAATATCAAAAAGTTTTAATCAGATAGATAAAATAAATCAAGCTCTTGCTCTTATGACTGCTGATATTACTAATGTTTCAACTCAAGTAGGAGGAATTAAATCTCTATTTGAGGCAAAAGACAAAATGTATCGTGCAATTCTTGCTATGGCAAAGGATAATGGTATTTCTGTAAATCATGCTACCAACAAGTCAAAAGGTGCTGGAACTTTGTCTGGTATTATGAAACAATTGCAAGAACGTGGGTTTAGTGAAGTTGAAGTAAATTTATTTGATATAGAAACTTCAATGGGTATGCAACAAGTATCAGAACTAAGTAATAAAGCAATAATAAAACAACTTATGTTGGATGAAAATGATTATACATGGATGATATCTGAGCAAAAAGAGATGATTGAAAGACAAGAAAATAAAATTATTAGATTAGAAGAAGAAAATAGACTAATAAAAATTAAGATAGCAAAATATGTTGGTGACACTAATGGGTAATGATAAAAAAATGTCATCTCGAAAAGTAGATGGTTATTTAAAGCTTGCGGAGTTGATTAACTGGGGAAGGCGATGCCCAGTAGACTTTGTGAGTTTGGTTTTTGGAATTGAACTTTTGGATTACCAGAAATTGGTATTTACTCAGAGTTGGGTCACAAAATTTTGTGTGTGGTTAATGGGAAGGTCTTCTGGAAAAACAACCCTTGCTGCACCTTTTATTATGGCAAAATCTTTACTAATACCTAATTTTAATGCATATATTATGGCTGGAGTGGGATCACAGTCGCAAGAATGTTTCCTTAAAATAGAAAATATTGCGAAGAGAAATATTGCATCTTTTACAGGAGTAACAGATGTATTTTTTAATGAAACAGCAAAATCAGCAGCAAATCAAGATGGATTTACCCACAATCCAGCAAGTTTTAAATATAGTTTGTATAATGGAAGTACTGTAAATTCCCTTAATGGTGCATTTGATTCAAATCGCTCTAAAAGAAGCAATTGCAATTTTTACGATGAGTCTGGATTTGCACCCGATGAACTATTTAATGCCTCTCTTCCATTTATAACTCAGAACAGTGATTTTAGATTAGGTGGGGATATTGATGTATCTGTATTCCCAAAACAATTTCCTAACCAAGCTATATTTGCATCATCTGCATCTAGTACAGAAACTTTTTTCTATAGAATTTATAGGGAATATGCCCAACGAATGATTTTAGGAGATAAAAATTACTTTGTAGCAGATATTAATTCAGATATTGTAATTAACGCAACATATAAAGGTATCTTATACCCAGTACCATTACTTAACCAAGAGACAATTGATAATGCTATGCGAGACAATAAAGAAAAATGCGAACGCGAGTATGGAAATGTCTTCACAACGGAAGGTTCGGACAAGCAAATTATTAAAAGGTCTAGAATTATAAGAAATTCAGAATTAAGAATGCCTACATTAGCAAATGATGGCAATAGAAAGTTTGCATTAGCATATGACCCTGCTAGAAGTTTCGACCAAAGTTGTGTAATGGTAGGAGAAATAATTTTTGACGATAATGTAGGGTACACTATGCAAATATGCAATGGAATTAGTTTTGTTGATATTGCTAAAAAGAAAAAGACTCCCATGAGGACACCAGAGCAAGTAAAACATCTTAAGCAAATGATACTTGACTATAATGGAAAACAAGTTGCAGATTATGAAAATATTGAAGCCATCCTTCTGGATGCTGGAAGTGGCGGAGGAGGCGTAAATATTGGAGATTATCTAATGGAAGATTGGGTAGATGATACAGGAGTTCCACATAAAGGGTTAATAGATAAAATAGAATCCTCTGATTATATTTCTAAATTTCCAAACGCTTCAGATAAAATTAAATTAATGTCTCCTCAAAAGTATAAAAAGACGTTATTTGATGCTTTAGTCCAAATGTTAAATCTTGATTTAATAACGTTTACATCTGAATATGATATGAAAGGATATCTTACATTTGCAGATATTGAAGAAAATGATGGAATTAAAATTCATAAATTATCTTTTGATGAAGAGGTAGCATTGAAAAACATTGATTTAGCAAAAGAAGAATTAGTAAATATTTATAGATATGATGGGACAAATGGAAATTATAGATATGATTTATGTGAAGAAAAAGCTAGAAAAATGCATGATGATAGGGCTTACTGTTTAGCAATGTTAGCTTGGTATTTATCGGAATTAAGACGCAAACACATAACTGGTAAAAAAACTAAATCAACTAATATTGAAGGATTATCTTGTGTATCCTCAGTATCATTCTAAATAGAATCGAGGTGAAACCAAAAAACAATGACAAAAAAAACAACTCCTTCCCCTCAATCTTCCCAACCTAATCCAACAGACGAAATAGAAGTAATTCTATCTCAACCAGACTCCGACACAACAATAATCACAACTTCAAACTCATCTTCAATGTCTCAATCATCTTCTACCCTCTCTTCCTTAATAGAAAAAGCAACATATGATTTTCAAAATAAAGATCATATTTACTCTCGCCTCTTATCTTCTCTTGATTCTGGTAATCAAATTTTATCTCAAAAAGATTTAGATTATCTAGCATTAAATCCTCAAGATAATCTTGAAAAAATACTTAGAATTAATCAACTTGCAAAATTTTACATAAATAAAGATGATTTAATCGGAAAAGTATATGAAACTATTGAGAGTAATGTAAATACTGATATTAAAATTAATTTTCAGGAATTGCCTAAAGCAAAAAGAAATAAAAACAAAGAGAGACATCGCGCAGAAGAATTAATTGAAAATTTTAATACTCAAATTAATATTAAAAATCTATTGAGAAAATCAATTCCTATGACTTATATTGAAGGAAATTATATTATGTATCTCAGAAATAATAACGGTACATATGTTGTTGATTATTTTCCATTGGGTGTTGCTGAAATTTCACCATATGAAATCGATGGTGAACCTATAGTAATTATTAATATGAGTGAATTGAAATCAAGATTAGTTACGGCAGGATATACCAATAAAAAAGGTAAGAGTTTGTTTATGGGAACAATTGAGAATGAAATAAAGGAAAATTATCCTGATGAAGTTTATCAAGCATATATGGCAAAAGAAAAATATGCTAAGTTAAATCCTGAGAATACTGGGGTATCAAGGCAAGGGAATTTAAATGGCAGATACGGACTCACACCGACATATCGTGCGCTATCTCCTCAATTAATGCTTGATATATTGGCAAATACTGACAAAAACAATGCTGCTGCCAAAGGAAAGAAAATTATTGTTCAAATCATGAGAAAAGAAATGATTAAAGATGATGGTGATTCATTTGCTTCTGATAAATGGATGTTAGCCCATAGCGAACTAATGAAGGCTTGGAAGAATCCTGTAGTGGTTTATACTGCATTACCTTTTGTTGAAGATATGAAATATGTAGAAAGTAAAACAGATCAAATACCTATTGATACTATTAATTATTATAAAAACAAAGTATTGATGGCTTTAGGGATAAGTTTTTTATCTGTTGAGAATAAAACTTCATATGTAATATCCGAGATTAATATTAAAGAATTGATGAAGACTATTAATAAAATTAGTTCCCAAATTGAGGATATTCTTGTTAAATTCTATCGAGTCTTATTAAGAAATAATGGTATTGATACTATTTTTACCCCTAGTGTATCTATTTCAAATTCAGAGTTATTAGAAATGGAAATAAAACTTTCTCTTATTGACACATTATTTAGTAAGTTGGGGGCAAGTTTTAAGACCGTTTACCAAATTGCTGGATACGACATAGAGGCAGAAGTTCTTCGTAGACAAGAAGAGAATGAATATGAATTTAAAGATCCAGATACAGGAGAAATAACTCATGGCCTTCATAATGTGATGGCCCCAAGATTAAGTGCCTTCACTGTTTCTGGAAAAGATTTAACTGATGATAAAGATAAGTTTAGTAAATCACCAGAAAATACCAACAAAAACAAAGATCAAAAAAAAGCAAATGCTAAGAGATATGACAGCAATCTAAGTGATCTATAAAAAGGTGGTTAATAATGCGTACAACACAAGAAATTCAAGATAAAATTTTTGAGTTACAAAACTCAAATAAAAAATATATTACACGACAAGTAGAAATGCTTAAGTGGGTATTAGAAGAGTCAAATACCACATCTGTTACAACCTCAGAAATACAAAAAGATGGTATTAATATTGAATTTGGTTAAAAACAAAATCATTTAAAGGAGGTGAAAAATGAATAAGGTAAATTTTAATGCAAATATAATAGCATTATCAGAAAGTGAAGATGGTACAAAACTATTCGGAAAAGTATTGGTATGCCCTCTTGATGAAGGTAATTTAAATGGCAAAGGAATAAAAAGTACTGATTTAAGTGAAGA